GCAGGGTATACATGAGCTTCGTTTGTTAAGAAAGGAGTTATTTGATTACCCATACTATCTAGAACTTCTAGAGTAGTAGAGTCTGCAGAACTTCCGTCTGCACTAGCTAGTGTATAAGTGACGGTCATACCGTCTACTGAGTTTGCAGCAGTTACTCTACAGCTTGGAGCTCCATGTGTATTTACAATATTTGTTAAAGTACCTGCACTTGTAGACCAGACACCGTCTGCTGTTGTATTGTCTGTTGCTGCTTTAATTGTTATGTGGGAAGGAGTTATTTCATTAAATACACCGTTTGACCCTCCTGAGTCTTCCCCTTCTGCAAAGAAAAACTTATAGAAAAATTGATTACTTGGAGTAACTACTACTATTTTAGCATTGTCTCCTGCACTTCCTTGTGATGTTTTGGTAAAGGATAGTATTTTATCGGCAATAAGTAGATTTGCTCTACCTCTGTCAAACAGTCTTAATGTTGCTGAAGCTCCAGTATGGGCGTCCATATCTGTATCGCCAATAGTAACTCCACCATCGCTAGCAATAACAATATCGCTATCGTTATCGAAGCCAACTCTTGCTTGTAAAGAAATTCCAAAAGTATTGAGTGTTGTACCACTTGCGGCAAAAGCGTATGCTTGTGAACCTTTCTTAACTGTAAAGTTACATTCAAATGCACTTTCATTAGTTACTGTGCCGTCTAAGTTAGCATCAAATGTAAAATTCTCATTACTTCCATGAACTTCAAAAGGAGATTCTCCCTGAGAAGCACCATATTTTTGCATTGTGTAGTTGCCGCTTCCGTCTTTTACAACGCTACCCATAATAGTATCATTTTTATAATCAACTAAAAAGTTGGGTTTTGAAAATGCTTGATTATCGGCATCAATAAGTGTATGACGTGTTGCACTAACGCTGACCATAACTGAGTCGCTTACAAAACGTTTTACTCTATGGTAGTAGTCTACTGAAGATTTAGTATATTTGAACATGTTATCAACGGCTAGTTCCCCGTCAAAGTTAGTGCTATCTAGTCCTATCCAACTCTTTGCTTTACCAAAGAATTCCGCTGTTAGTGTGCCTGTTGCAGTTGCAAAAATTGAAGCACCAGTTACATAGAATTGATCTGAAGTTTCATCATGTGAGATAGCTTTAAATGCACTCGCACTATGATCAAAATATACATATCCTGTATTTGCACCGTTATTATTTGTATTACTTCCTGTTAATCCTGTAAAGTCTAGCTGAGCTTGATTACTAACTGCGTGTTCATTCTTTCCATCATTGTGGAATAAGTTTACAGGACTGAAAGTTACTTTCCCACTATTTAGTGTAAAGTCTCCACTAACATTACCTATCTTATTGATAGTATAGCTATCGTTACCAACTGTTCCTTCGCTAGGGCCTACTGCTCTATTAAAGTCAACTACTAACGCTCCGCTGGCTGCGAAGGGACTTCTTTTTCCATTTAGATTTACAGTATATACTCGGAAGTAGTACGTTCCACTTAGAGCATCGTCTTTGATCTCTAAGTCAGTATTTGCAGTATTTCCTGCGTGTAACCACTTTTCATTATCTTTAGAGTATTCTACTCGATAATGCCTAATGGAGTTGTAAAGTGACCCGTCACTATTCATAGCCGGGTCCCAATCAACGGTTAAGACATTTATATTTCCGCCGTCCACTCCGCCTGCACGGATAGAAGGTTGTACGTCAATATTTAATACAGAGGGGACGTCCTTAAAGCTGTCGGGTAAGTATATCGTCCTGTACTGTGTTAGTGCCTCGTTTTTGTCGATTGCGTCAAACTTGCTAGCATTATATTCTAATGCTGTTATCTGATAAGTAGCTCTGTCTGTTTCTAGCATACTTATTAGTCTAAATAATTTAGCCTCTTTCTTAGTCTTACCTGTAGCAAGAGCTGATCTAGAAATAATCCAAACCGCGTCTTGTGTAGGTGCTAAGTCAAAAGCTGAAGCTACTGTAAGTGTCTTTCCAGAGTTACTTACACCACTTAATGTTTGTTTTTCGGTATATACAAAGGGTATCCATTGAGTAAATACTAAATCATTACTATCATCTTGTATCCGCGCCGCAGCTTCTTCAGTAGTTATACTAGGTATTACGTCTCCCCTTATATAAGCGGTTCCCCCAATAGTAGCTTGATCTTGTGCTAGTAGACATCTATATCCTACGAAGCTTACTGTAAGATTATAGTCTGCAACTGCGTACCCTGATTCTACTCCGGTGTCTCCAAAAGAAGTAGGTTTTCTATCTACATTTATTGCAGTAGTACTACTACTACTAGATACTCTTCCACCCCATGATTTTCCATCTTTATTCTGGTCTATTACCTGTACAATATCACCAGGGCGAAGAAAGGCTGCGTTTATAGAAGTATCGAACGTTACAGTATTGGTGTTCCAATTATTTGTCAGTAACTTCCACTTACCCAGCCTTCTTGCTTGACCTCTCGAAGTACAACCAAATGCTGTGGTTGACTCCGCTTTTACATATTCACCGTCCTTTTGTAGCACTTCTTCTAGTTCTACTATTTCGGTTCTAGTTCTATAATAGTCTTGGGGGTTATTCCAATTAACTGTAATAGAGTTTGTTCGTGTTTTGTTTGCTGTTCCTTCGTACTTAAATTCTCCATTGATTACATTAGCATTTGTAAATTGGTATACTGGGTCTTTTTCTGAATCCTGTACAATGTAGGCTTCTCCGTTAAGGTAGTATTGCATACCTCTAAACATACTAGTAACATCGTTGAGTACTTTAAAAGCTTCTTGTTTTCCAGAGATTACTAAGTTTGCACTAAATCTTGGCTCATGTTGCCCTGATGATCCACTATCTAAATAGTTAGTATCATCTGTACAATGTATACTTAGTAAGTCCAATGCTTCCAAACCTGCAGGTACGAGTTCGTCACAGTACCTTCCAATTTGGAATAGTTCCCATTTATTTACTTGAATTTGAGATAGGTAATTACCTAGTCCATAAATCTTATTAGTAACTAAATCGTTATATACCCAAGCTGGGTTATTACACCATGACTGATAGAATTCTCCGTCCCAGTCTTGTTCATTGGTCATAACCTTTCCGTCGGAGTTTCTTCTTCTATAGTTTGCAGGAATTAGTACTTGTGCTGTTGATGTTATTGTTCCTGTATCGCCATCTGTATTTGCTATAGGACCTGTTAGAGCACTGGTATTGGCTGCTACATTCCTAAGGTAAAGTGTGTTGCTGACTTTCTTATCTACAACTCCACCAGCAAACATTGCTGCTGTCATGGTTCCTGTACAAGTATTACTTGTTATAGTTTTATATGCCCCTTTACCAGAGTCAGCTGCTGTATCAAAAGGTTTATTTAGTGTGTATGTAAAGGTTGTTGCACTTGCTGCAACACAAACAAAGTTGCCTTCAAAAAAGTCTTCGTCTTGAGTAGCGGTTGTTGCTATGGTTGTTGAGAAAGTTTCTCCAGTTGCGACTCCATGAGCAGCTACGGTTGCTGTTGCAGTGTATCCTTCTTCTGCGGTTCCTGCTGATGTAATTGATGAGATAGCAAGTGTCTGACTAATTTGATCTCCAACTGCAAAAGCACTTGCGTTTGATAATGTAACTTTACGTCCATTGTAGTCTATAGGGAGATGGTTAGATGGAATTTGAATTAACTTACCATCAATTTCGTAACCTCTTGCAGGAATACTACTGAACGCTTCTGCGTCAATAACTCCACCTACGTATGCGGTGTATGGATATTCTAATTTGTCTGCTATAGAAGCCTCTATGCTATCTACAAAGATAGCATTTTGAACTTCAACACTATCTGTACTTTCTGGGCTACTTGTTAGTTTCGTTATTTTGAGTGCCCAATCTGTTAAACCGTTATAAGGACTTACTAAAGATTTATACGGTTCTATGTTGAATCCGAAAGTATGTGCGTATTTACCACTTACTTTACCATCAAAACCAGTATCAAATACTTCTACAGTTCTTTGCACTCCGTCAATATCTGTCCAACTAAAGTCAATAGTAAAGAATACTTTAGTAGTATTTATATCACCCTTATTATCTCCTGTTTTAGTAATTGCAGACATTCCAGTAGTAGATATAGTAATTTTAATATAGTCAGTTTGATTCTTTTCAAAAGTACCACTAGATATGGTATGAAACTGAGACTCTCCCTCTAGTAGCTCTGCGCCACCGACACTCTGCATGAAAGAAGCAGTAGGGTATTCTGCAAAGAATTCAGCATCAACTATTTGTTGTGCATCACCATTCTTTGTAAGTACTGTAAAGTTATTAAAGTTTGTAGCTTGGTCAATTCTGCCTGTAGCAACGTTTACATTTCTTAAACGTACTTCATCAACAAGAATAGAAGCATCGCCATATACCAATCCTTTAATTGGACCTTCTGCAATAGCATCTATGAAAGCGGCACTTTGCCTTGCAAACATATTATCATCTGCTTCAAATGTAGCTCCGCCCCCGCCTTTTCCTTTTGCGCCTTTAATTATTACTAAGTTAGTATCTTTTGCCATTATCTTCCGTCCCACTTCCAATTTGGTCTACCGTCGACGCCTGTATCTCCATGTGTGCTTCCATCTAGTCTAAAGTTAGGTATTCCTACCATTTTTCTTCCAGCTGTTAGTTTCTGTTTTGATGTGTTTGTAAAAAGTGAAGCAGATATTGTTTTTGATCCAACAATAGCTCTTCCGTATACGAGAGGTATTGGCTCTCCTTGTTTGACTGTATTGACTGGTCCACCGAATAAGTAGTTTTCTGCTTTTTCTGCTGAAGTTCCGTCTGGTACATCAGGTGCAAGCATCATTGCGGCTCCCCCTAATAGTAGTCCCATTCCTAAGTACCCCAGTCCCTGTGTTGCTAAAATTCCTGCAGTAGTAACACCATATGCTGTTGCTGAAGCTGCTAATGTTGCTCCTCCAGCTACTGCTGTAGTTGCTCCTACCATTCCTGTTCCGACTACAGCTGCTGTTGACCCTACTGCGGCTGAACCTGCGGTTCCCATAAAGGCAGGTGTAAACGCTGCTCCCATACCACCTGTCATGGCTATAAGAGTTACTCCTAATACCATCATAAGTGCGGAGCTTTTCGATCCACCAATTACTGGTACAAAAGTATAAGTCTGTGTGCGACTAGCATCGTTTATAACGAGTTCTTCTATCATATCTATAGATTCATTATCTATAAGAACTTCGTACCCTTGTATTCCTGCTGACTCAGTAAGAAACTGACGCATGCCAGGGCGCTGTGCCATCATAGCAGTAAGTGCTTCTGCAGGAGAGCTCACACTAAGTGTCCACTCTTCTCCGAACTTTTGACCTAAAGGCCCTTCTAAATAAACTTTTCTCATATCATACTCTCGTGTCTTACTACTGCTCTGGTTATTTGTTTCCATATTCCGTTGTAATTATCTCTACAAGATAATCTGTTTGGGGCATGATGAAGCATTCTTCCACGTCCTACGTATATTCCTGCGTGGTTGGCAACTTCCGAGTTCAGAGCCATTAAAATGACGTCGTGAACCTGTATGCTACCATCTGCTACTTTAACGAAGCCTTCAGCTTCAAAATTCTCAATATATAAGTTTTTGCCCTTTCCCCAAAAATCCCACTCATACGAGTATGGCTTGATGTTTATTTCATGTGGCTGGAAATAGTCTTGAAGGATAGTGAAGCAATCATGGACGCCATAGACGAAAGGTCTTCCCAGTATTTCATGAGTTGTTTCGCTTGGTTCCAATTTTATCCACTCGTCATTATATCCAAAAATATACCACGGAATTCCTAATTTATCGCACGCAGCTCGATCCATCATACTTGGTGTCGGCGCGCTATTGGGGTGACTGTGTACTACACCCACTACGTCAGCTACATCTGCAACTGCTTTATAGTCTAAAGGGTCTATAACAAAATCGTTCTTTGGGTTCTCTGCTCTATTCTCGCAGGGATTCCATTTTAATCTTCCTTTCTTTACACTTAGTAATCCACAAGCTTCCTTGTCTCCTTCACTCCATACGTGGTGTTTTATATCATCTAGTACTGATTCAATCATTAGTATAATGCTGCTCCTGGGAAGCCCCCAAATGGTAGAGACACATTTCGAGTACCTCTGTCGTTAATTATTGCGGTTGCTGTTGCTACAACAGAAGCGCCTGCACTTGCTATTACTACATTGGGAATTGAAGTATATCCTGTACCAACCGCTGTCATTGTAATCTTTGTAAGTATTCCACCTGCTACTGTTGCTGTTGCAGCTGCTCCTGAGCCTCCGCCTCCAGTAAAAGTAATAGAAGGAACGCTAGTATAACCGATTCCTCCTGTTTGTATAGTGCCGGCTGATGTGATGTTTATGTTTACTCGTGTCATTTTTACACCAGTACCTGTAGGTTCGTGTCCGTAACGGATTGCACATGAGTTTAATCTCTTACCGCACACATCACCAAATTCCCAATAGGAAATATTAGTAGGTTTTACAATATCATCAGCTGAGTCACTAGTTGCAATACTATGAGCAACTATACATTTATATAGTGTTACTCTTGTTGCTTGTACATAGCCACATAGCCCATCTACACAGGTTACGGTATCTCCATCTACACTTGAATCATCTTGTACTGTTATAGTATAAGTACTACCACTACCTTTTTCTTTTACAAAGACAGGTATACTTTTATAATTCTGATCTATATGAGTAAAGCCTTTTAGTATAACAAAGTCTCCTGCTGTAAATACATCTCTTGCTGCCGCATTGGCTAGAGTAAGCACTCTTTCATTTGTACCGTCAGTTATAGCACTTACAGGGTACAGTCCACCAATAGGTCTGTGGTACTCTACATAGTTCCCTACTGCGTAGGTTTTAGCTGCGTATAGATTATTAGTTCTATTTGATACTATATTTTGTAGTCCCCAAGTATCGGGATTAGTTATTTTAGTATCATCTTTATCAAAGTATAAAGTATGTTCAGTTCCGTCTATTGTAAACCTATTATCACTAGGCCAGTCACATCCACCTTGGTCACTATCTTTATATTTCCAAGGACAGCGTGCTGCAATAATTTGTCGTCTAGGTAATTGAACTCCTTGTACATCAAAAGCAGAAGTAAGTTCAAATTCTACCATTGTAGCTGTCTCAGTTGCTTTTCGCTCTATATAGTACACATCTCGATTAAATTCTACAGGAGGGTTAGTACTTAAATACTTTTGCAAAGTTCTTCTACGAATTACTTTTGCTCCTACTAAGTCATCAAAGTTACTCAAGTTTGCACTCCAGTAATTATTTATATTAGCAAATCTAACACTAGGTCTTGCTAAAGATCCTGTTCCTTTTATTTCCCAACCTTCTGATTCTACAGGAAACGCACTATAAGTTTGTACTCCGTAATTTATAGCGGTTGTTGAACCAAAGTTATCTTCATCATTTAGGCTGTACCAAGTAATATCTTCTGCCCCATTAGAACCGTCATGGAAGTATAGTTTATCCACGCCCGCTCCCCCAATATCACTATCAGGTAGTAAGACTTCAAAAACGGTTATTAAACCGCTTGATTGGGATTGACCTTGCAGGTCAGCAACTAACGAATTGTTAGTGCCTACTATGGGTTGACTCACGCTTCAAAGACCTCCCTTGCTGAACAAGATAAGCTATAGTAGTCATCATATGTGAATACTTTATTATACCCTTCTACTACTACTGTTACTGTTTCTTCATCGCCGCTTTCATTCTGGTTTGGCACGGTGAGTTTACAAGTATCTATAGTAGCTAGTTGATTAAAGAAATCATATATATTATCTATATCTGCTTTAGTTCTATTTCCAAAACTTATAGCCCACGTTCTAGGAGTATGATTTATACCATCTTTGAATCTTAGCTCGTAACCATCTCCAAATTTTGCTGAAAGTATACGAGGCGTTGTAGTCTGTTGTACTCCTCTATCGTACATACAAGCTTTTGAACTAAAACCTGTTATAGCTGTCCCTGCTGAAACTGTGCTTCCGCCTGTTTGTACTGTATTTGTTTTAAATCCTAATGCCATTATGCTCTACCTTTCGTACCTTGTGGGTTTAATAGTCCACCGGGTCTCATTTCTTGTTGTAAATGTTGCTGTACTAATCCACCGATTGATCTTCCGAGTCCTTGCATTCCGTCACCTGTTACTGACGACTGACTTTGCCCTTGACCATTCATACTAATAGATACATTAACTGTATTCTGTCCACCAGCACCATGCATTTCTACGGGAACGCTTCTATCATTTCCTAAAGGAATGACTGCTTCGTTACCATGTAATGTTGCTTGGTAACCAGAATTTGGTCCTTGTGCTACTCCACCATATGCGAAAGATTTTCCACTAGGAGACATCATTCCACCATATCTGCCTATTGGATCTGCAGTTGGTACATTAAGTCCTCCCATCATTGGCATACTTCCCATTCCTGGGAACATAGCCATTAGTATCTTAAGAGCAGCTGCTTTAGCAAACATAGCTGCTAAGTCCGATAATACTGATTTAGCTAAATCTTTCATTCCGTCTTTAAAGGATTTTGTACCATCTACCATTGTTTGGAACATAGAGGTAAACCCGTTTGAAAGAGTTGATTGGATGCCGTCCATTAGTTCAGTTTCTATTTTAAGACTCTGAGTTTCAGTAACTGTTTTTCTAATGTTATCAGCGATCTCAGCAGTTATTGGTATTGAATTCGCTCTATACATATTTATAATTTTATTAAATTCTTTTTCTGCTGGATTAAGTGTATAGACTTTCTCTCTGTTGTAGTTAACGTCTTGTTCTAATTTCGCCATATATCCTGTAATATATTTGCCTTCATCAATATTATCAAGCTCATCATTAGCTAGTAGTAATAGGTTATTTTTATGACGTAATGCTATTTCTTGTGCTAGTAAGGCATTGTATTTCTTCTGAGCCTCGTTCTTAGGGTCTAGTATCATGTCTTTATCTAGACCTGTTCCACCCATTTGCTCACCAATCTCTCCAAGCCCAGTAAGGTTCCCTCTAGCAGTACCTAAGTTTGTAAACTGCGTTTTGTTATTAGTCATTGCAGTATTATTAGCTGTTCGCGTCTGTCCTCTCTGCAATTTTTTCTTTGCATCTGTAGGATCCATTTTTGCGTCCATTGCCATTTGTTTCTTCATCACTTGTTCTGCTCTGACTGCTGCGTTAATTGTTAATTGTGTATCTGATCTTTCTTTCGCGTTTTTAAGCATGTCTATGCTAACTTGAAGTATACGCTCTTTTACCAGTCTGTTTGCTTCTTCTATAGAAACAAGTGTACCCGCATTATCAACAGCTGATCTAGCATTGATTAACTCTGCTGTTTCCAGATCAGCACCCTTAAGTCTTACCGCTAGTTCCTCAGCATTCATGCCGTTAAGTTCAAGTTGAAGTGCTCCACGCTCTTTTTCAGTTTTAGTTCTATCTAAGAGAACGCCTTTTTGTTTTTCCTCGATTGCTTTCTGTGCAACTTTTGCCGCTAGTTCATCTAGTTGTGATTTTTGTACTTTATCTTGAAGCTGTGCTTTTTTTGCTATCAGCAGATTACCTTGTTGCTCGAAGGTTGTTCCAGCTGCTGCTGCATCCGAAGTTGCTTTCTTTCTGGTAAGAATGTCTTCTGCGTATTTAATTGAATCCTGTTGTAGGGCAGAAATGGTTATTTCGCCTGGTATTCTTTTTGTTTTGATGTCACCTGCAATTGCTTTTTGAATCCTTTGGACTTCTTCCATATGTGCAATTGATTCTTCATCGCTTATACCTTGTTTTTTAATTTGCGCAAGTTCTTCTACTAGACCCATTTCTTGGTGATAGAACTTCATCATGTTACTTTGCTGTTTAGCTGAGAACTGCTGTTTTATATTTCCGCCTTTACCCGCTTGTGTGTTGGCTAGCATCTGCTCTTGGCTCAGCTGCGTTACATCGCCCATACCTAGGAGAGCGTCCCGCACTTGACTACCTCCACTATGCTTCTCATCGCCTCCGGTAGCGGACTTCATTCTAGACTGTAGAGACGTTTTATCTCCTACATTGTACTGTTCTAGTCCAATCGCTCCAGTTCTCATTGCACCACTTGCTAATCTCTCTGCCGAGCCCTTTTTCATCTGTGGAAGGGCAATTGATAAATCTGACATAGAAGCTGCATAGGCTTGAATTAAGTCTTGGTAAGGTAGTTCAGTAAACTTTCGTATCTGCTTATCTAGCATTTTATTTACTGTTTGTTGATTTTGAGAGAATCTCTTTGAAGCCTCAGACGCATTTATTATTGCATTTGCCATATTTAAATAGCCTGTTGACATTTTTTCATTGATCGGTAAGCCTTGCTCCATCTGTTCAAGAAGACCACTGTAGCCCTCGTCAAACGACTTAAGGTTTTTTGCTAAGGCGATAAATCCTTTTATTACATCATCAGTTGGTTTTTTGCCTTTTTCTAATTCTTTATTATATGCTCTAATCTGTTTATCGATTCCTACGCTTTGGAAAGCTTGACCTGCCTGCTCTACATTCATTTTTAATGATAGCATGTAGTCTTCAGTTCTCAACTCAACCATAGCTTTTAGTTCTTTATTTAAAGTTCCTAGGTCTTCTCCTA